TATTTGTAATTTCTTGCTGGATATCGTTTTTCATTTTTATTTCCCCTTATAAAGCAGCAGTAAAGTAAGTGGCCGCTAATGGCAATACGATGCCTGCCAAGAAAGAAAATGCTATTATCATCGTTAATAACATACGGTTTTCTTTTTTAGTTTCTGTTCTAGTCATTTTGTTTTCCTTTGGTTAATTATAGGCGCCAGCAAGTGTTGGCGTTGGTCAATTATAATCATAAGACAATCAAGCAATGCAATAAAAAAAACAAAAAAACTTCAAAAAATGTTACAATATACCAAGCAAACATAGACATACCAACGAATACAGCGTTTATATTGTTTTGCATTGTTTTGAGTATTCTTAACGTTACAGCTCAAAACAGCGGGAATTTATAGAGTAGATAAAGGCTCGACTTTTTCCGGTGAAAGTATGCCATTGTTCCATTACTCTATATAAGAGAATAACAAGTTAGATCAATATAACTGCTTTCAAAGTGTGCAGTTCTAGGTAGCAAGTAAACCTTACTGGTCAATATGACTATTGATGAAAGCTTGGTTTAACACACAAACAAAACGTTCCCCAATTCACCAAAAACAATAGCAATAACCCTATCAATTCAAGCTGAAGCCAATGATACCAATGGTTCTAGCTGATTATCAGGACAAATTTTATTCATTTTATTTATGCGCGCGCGAGGGGTAGCCTTTGGAGTGCCGTCGACATTTACTCATACTCCCCTCAACGCACAAAATTTCCCACTTAAAACGCTAACCCTACCTTACCTACCATTAACAGGAGAGAACGTCTTAAAACAGCCTTAGAAGCCGTTTAATGAGATATTAACCATCTCTCCCTGCATGTTTTTGCTCTGTCAAAATATATTTTTTTTGTTTTGAAAAACAGTGTTGACTTTGATATTCACCTGAATTATGATGACCTTCATCGACAGAACAATTAAATGTCGGTGTTAAATCTATAAAAAGGAGAATATATGTTCAAAACAGTTAAGAGGTTGGTAGCTATTACCAGTAAAAAGGCACTGAATGATGCTACTGGCGTTCCTATTCATTCTTTAATAAAGATAGAGAATGGCGATAGTAGGGTTCAGTATGTTCATGTAGAGGTGCTGCATAATTATTTTTTCGGTAAAGAGTCATGAAGCTAAAGTATGTTATTTCTACCGAAGAATCCAAGCGTAATTGTATTCATGCTATCGAGCAGTTGGATGTTGATAATAGGCGGGTAGTGAATATCATGGACCAGAAGGAAGCCAGAAGTGCAGCTCAGTCAAGATTGAGATGGTTATGGGCTGGACAGGCGGCTAAGGATTTAGCTGGCGTAGGTAAAGGGAGAAACAAAGAGCAGTGGAATTTATACTGGAAGCATCGCTTTATGAAGCCGTTGCTAATAGCACAGGATGAAGACTATGCTATGTTCTTTGAAGACTATGATGACCATTGTGAATTGATTAAGGACCATCCTGCTGTACTGCAACAATACCAAACTCACTTCTGGGAGTTGATAGCTCAAACTGAAAAGATGAATATAAAAACGTTTGGTGAATTTTTAGACACAATAGATAGGTTCATGCTGCATGAGTACGGGTTAAGGCTGGATACGCCAGCAGACCTTAAATATATAATTAAAGGGGAACAATTATGATTAGCAATGAAGTAAAAGCGGAAGTGTTATATAACTCTAAGAAAAAAAGTATGTTGGCTGCGTACCTGCTAGGCGGGTTCTTGGGCAACATTGGTGCTCACTACTTTTATCTTGGAAGAAAAGAGTTTGGGTTTATTATGATTGGCAACACCATACTGATGGTGGCAACGACAGCATCAGGCAGTGAAGGTGTTATGGTCTTAGGTTCGCTTGTTTACCTGCTGGCGCTTGGTGCTAGCTTTGTTCATACATACTACGTTTGTAATGAAGTAAACAAGAATTTACGCGATGAGTGTGCAATTATGGTGGAGAAATAATATGTCGGGATTAGATGATGCGACACCAGAAGAATGGAATACGATGGCTGAGTTGCAGCGATTAAAAAGAGCAGAGGTGAAAAGTCTATTAGAGCGTTTAGAGGATGATGATATGTTAGACAATGATGATATGGTAGACAATCCTGCTCACTATAATGAAGGTGCTATAGAAACTATTGACTACATCGTGGATGTGCTAGGCGAATGGGACAGTATTCATTACTGCCATGGCAACATCATCAAGTATCTAAGCACTCGCTTATGGACAAAAGGCAAGCCGCTGCAAGATGCTAAGAAGGCTCGCTGGTACTTAAACAAGATGATTGACCTAATGGAAAAAACAGAAGGGGAACACTGGTGAGATTAAATACATTAGAAATGCTTATCGAACGATGGGGTCATGAGAAAGGTATTCTGCCTTATGCTGTACCTACAGCTCAACTAGAGAAGACTGAGGAAGAAGTGGCCGAGCTACGTCAAGCTATTGAAGAGCGTGATGTTGAAGAAATTGCAGATGCTATCGGAGACATCTTTGTGACCTTGGTCATGCAGACACGCGCTTGGGGCTTAGATATGGAGACCTGCGTAGAACAGGCCTATCAAACTATTAGTAAGCGCACAGGTAAGATGGTTGATGGTAAGTTTGTTAAGGATGATGACAATGGGTGTTGAGGTTCTACTTGAGCGTTTAGACAAGGTTAGAGCTTCTGGTAGTGATACGTGGCGGGCGCAATGCCCGTGCGGTCACGCATCGCCGGGGCAGATGTCAATAAAGCTCTTATCATCAGGAAGTATCTTAATTCATTGCCATGCTGGTCATTCTCCTACTGAGATTGTTGAAGCTATAGGGTTGAACATGAGCGACTTGTTTGAGAAGCCTTTAGATCAGCAAGTCAGGCCGCTATATATGGCACAAGCTGAAAAGATACAACAGGGCAAGGTTAGCGAGAAAATAAAAAGCCACGACCTAAGACTGGACATGGTGGCAGACGCGAGAAACCGAGGAATTAAACTATCAGCAAAAGACCTGCAAACCGAAAGGGATGCTTGGATTGAGAAAAGAAAATTAAAACAATCCTTGCAATAATACAAAGTTACCAGTTAAAATAAACGAAACTAACAAACGGAGAGGCAAAATGTTATTAAGCAATAAAAAAGTTATGTCATTCATGAGAGCTGCAAATCATGCAGTTATACTCAGGGAGACAGGTCTAACTTATCCTACACTCAAAAGAATAATGGATGGTGGTTATGACGCATCAAGGCTATCTACAAGAGAAAAGCTATCGGCCTTTATATCTAAAGTTCAATCAGGCAAATACGAATGATTATTCGTAGTGAAAAGCCAGAGCATAGTTTCACAATAGTCAGCAATCAAGTCATAGAGGATGAGAATTTAGACTGGAAGGATTTAGGTTTACTGATCTATCTACTATCTAAACCTGATAACTGGCAAGTATCGCTGGCTCATCTAGCCAAACAGAAACGCACAGGTCAGGATGGCGTAGCAACAGCTATAAAAAACCTGAAGCAAGCAGGCTATATCAGGATGAAAAGGCACAGCACAGGTCATGTTGATTGGTATGTTTATGATAGGCCTCAAATTGATAGCCCCAAACTGGATAATCCTCAAGGGGAAAATAAGGCACTAATAAGTACTGATAATAAACAAGTACTGAATAATAACAATAGCAAGCGGTTTGTTAAGCCTTCTGTTGATGATGTTGCTGAGTATTGTGCGTCGCGTCAAAACACAATAGATGCTGAAGTGTTTGTTGACTATTACGAGAGTGTTGGTTGGAGTGTTGGCAAGTCAAAGATGAAAGACTGGAAGGCTGCTGTAAGGACTTGGGAAAGAAGAAGGAAGACCGAGTCTGCACCTGCTGTTGATTTTGACCAGTACGAAGGTGTCTCATGAAGACCTTGAATAGTATCGACCTTCTGAAAGATCCTGAATACATAGAGTTTACTGGCGTGCAAGAAAGCCAAAACATACTATCTGCGACTGAGCTTGCCGATGTAGCTGTTGAATCATTCAGTCAGCAAGATGCAAACACAGGCTTGAAGCTGCCGTTCCCTAAGACGCACGATGACTTTGCTTTAAGGCCCGGTGAGGTCACGCTATGGACAGGCATCAATGGTCACGGTAAGTCGCAAATACTAAACCAGATATGTGCGCTAACTATGCCTGTAAGCAAGTGGCTCATAGCTTCACTAGAGATGCCCTTAAGGTCAACAGTGAATAGAATGGTAAAACAAATGGGTGGATTGGCAAATCCATCAGAAGACTATATTCGCAAGTTGATTAAGAAAACGGATGGTCAAGTCTGGCTTTACGATCAGATTGATACAGTTGAGTCTAGCAGGATTTTAGGGCTGGTGGATTACGCGGCAAACAAGCTAGGTGTTGAGCATATTATTATTGATTCACTTGTTAAATGCGGGCTAGGGCTTGATGACTACAATGCACAAAAGAATTTCGTCGACAGGCTTGCATGGTCTGCAAGAAGAAACAATGTTCATATACACTTAGTTCACCATATCAGAAAGTCAGAAAGAGAAGGCAAGATGCCAGACAAGTTTGATGTTAAGGGCGCTGGTGAGATTGTTGACCTTGTGGATAACCTAGTTATATTTCATAGAAACAAGGATAAAGAAGACCAGTGCAGGATTCTAACGGCTAAACACGACAAGACTGACAACGACATGAAGCAGCTTAAAAAGCTAGAGGGTATCCCAGACAATGTTATTTACATCGCAAAGCAGCGTCACGGAACAGGAAAAGAAGGAAAGTATGGTGTTTATCATGAGCCAAACTCTTTGCAGTACCTTTCATCACCAAAAGCAAGACCATTTAACTTATGAGCAAAATCACTAAAAGCGCAAAAGGTGAAGAATGTGCGGTCCGTCTACAGGGAATATGTAACGGTAACCCGGAGACAACAGTATTCGCACACATAAATGGTGGCGGAATGGGCAGGAAATATAGCGACTTGCATGGTGCTTACGCTTGCTCAGACTGTCATGCTTGGCTTGATGGCGGCTATGCAAATGATCCAAACGCAAACAGAGACAAAAGAGATTATGAGCATCTGTATGCAATGTTTAGGACACAAATTAAACTGCTAGAGAAGGGTTTAATTAAGATATGAAAACAATAAGTCCATGCTGCAAGGCACCATTCTCACTGTTTGTCAGCTTAAATAAAAAGAAGTGCAGCGAGTGCGGAAAATGGTATGAATGGAAACTAGGCGAAAAACAAAAACCAATTTTTGATGGGAAACACGAATGATAAGCAAAGAAAGAGCGCAGCAGTTGTTCAATTACAATAGACTGAGTGGCGAGATAAAATGGAAAGTAAACTTCAATCCTAGAGCAAAGAAAGGTAGTGTAGCAGGCTATATTGATCAAAAAGGTTATAGACAGATAACTATTTTAGGTAAAAAGTACACGGCACAAAAAATTGCATGGATATATATAAACGGAAGATACAAGGGTCAGCTTGAAAACATAGATGGAAATATACTCAACAATGCAATTCAAAACCTAAAACTTAAATAAATGTTAATATACAAAAGGTTATTATATGGGAATTGGTTATGAGCAATCAAAATGACTACATAAAGTTACTGCAGTTCTGCACAACAAATAGACAAAGGGAAGTAGTAGAAGCACTGCACAGTCAAGGTAGTTATGGAAAGGCGGCAAAATCACTAGGATGCGCAAAAAGCACAGTGGGGCAGACCATAGAAAGGCTAAAACACTCGGCAGCTAGGCGCGGCTGGTCGCCTGAGCATGATATGACTAAGACAGTCCCTGAGGGTTTTCATCTCAAAGGAACGTCAACGCTTTACGATAAAGAAGGGAAGCAAGTTCTACAGTGGTCAAAGACAAGCATAGACCACAAAAAGCAACAACAACTAATGGAAGCAGCCATACAAGCACTGGCAGAAGAAATACCAAGAGCAGAAAAAACGAAAACACCTGAAGCATCACAAGAAAACCTTATAAACGTTTACACAATAACTGACTATCACTTCGGAATGTTAGCATGGGGAGAGGAAGCAGGTGAAGACTGGGACACGGATATAGCTGAGCAAACACTACTGGCATGGTTCTCACAGGCCATTAAATTGTCACCTGATACAAACAAAGCAGTGTTTGCCAACATAGGCGACTTTTTACACTGGGATGGTTTTGATGCGGTAACGCCTGCCAGTAAGCACGTTCTAGATGCCGACACTAGATTCCAAAAGCTGGTCAGAGTTGTCATTAGGGTTATCAGGCAAGTTGTTAGTATGCTCTTACATAAGCATCAAGAGCTTCACATAATCATGGCTGATGCCAATCACGATCCAGCAAGCGGTGTATGGCTAAGAGAGTTTTTAAGTGCTTTTTACGACAACGAGCCAAGAATAACAGTCGATAACACAGCAGATAGTTACTACTGCCACGTATTTGGCAAGGTCTCATTGTTCTGGCATCATGGTCACAAGAAGAAGCCAGAGAGTATTGACGATGTTTTTGTTGCAAAGTTCAGGTCTGTATTTGGGGATACGAAGTTTTCTTATGCTCATATGGGGCACATGCACCATGACAAGCTACTAGAGACAAATCTTATGACAGTGGAGCAGCACAGAACGCTAGCAGCAAACGATGCTTACGCTAGCAGAGGTGGATGGATAAGCGGCAGAGGAGCAAAAGTTATAACCTATCATGCTAGTTATGGGGAAGTTAGCAGGGTGTCTATTACACCCGATATGTTAAAGGGGTAGCCAATGTTTAAGAGAAGCAAGTACGGGGCGAAAAAACACATCCTAACTATTGATGGCCAAGAAGAAAAGTTCGATTCAAAATTAGAAGCTGATAGGTATATGTTTTTGCTTGAACAAGAATTTAGAGGTGAAATATCTGCGCTAAGCCGTCAACCTAAGTTTACTCTGCAAGAAAAGTTTAAGGCTGGGAAGAAGTCAATAAGGGCAATTCATTATGTTGCTGACTTTATTTACACTAAAAACAATGAGCAAGTTGTTGAAGACGCGAAAGGATGGCGAACAACAGATTATAAGTTAAAGATGAAAATGTTTCTCAACACGCATAAGCAGTACAAATTTGTTGAGGTAGAAAAGAAACGTAAGGAATTTATAGAGGTGGAATATGAGCGTAGAGATACAAATTGAAAGGTTAGATTTAGACAGCGTATTGCAGACTGTAAACGATTTAAGAGCAGAGGGTGCCATAACTGAGCAAGAGTTAGGTGATGTAGCTATCGTTGCTCATCCCTATGAAATAAGAACGCTATGTGAAGAAATCAATGAAGCTGCTGGCTCTGGCCCGTACGAAATATCTAAATCAGAGATTATGGAGTTGATGACGGGCAACTCGTTCTTTTCGCTCTTGGGTGTTACAATAAGGCCAATTATACGAAAGGTAGAAACAAGTGAGCACTAGCACTATAGCTTTATCAGTCAACGAATACGTCAAGGTTAATCAAGGCTTAAACAGGCTTGTAATTGAAGCTAGGGAAGGCGAGATAAGGGTAGCTGTTACCCACAATCAACCAGCACCAAGCAACAAAGCCTATCATCGAGTGATTGATGGTGAGAAGCTAGAGCTGGTAGATATAGATCATGATGTATGGGTGTTTACTGCGTTCAAGGGTGCAAAAGCAGTAGTTACTGAATTGCCAGCCACACTATCAAGTGACTTTGATATTTTTGTTTCGGCGGGGCTTTCGGAGCATGCAAAGGTGGTAGATGTTTTCGGTGTAAACGAAGACGTAGGTACGACACAAGAAGATATATGGGGCGGTGGTGGCGTTTATCCATTCTTGGATACGGCTTCTACACTAGCCATCTCGTCAACTTCTGCCAATGACACACTGCTAGGATCGGGCGCGAGGGTTGCAAAGATAACAGGGCTTGATGCTTCTTATGCTGAGATAAGCGAAGAAATCAATTTAGCAGGCACTATCAATGTAACAACACAAAACAGTTACTTAAGAGTAAACGAATTTGAGAT